TCCCACGCTCGGCCAAAGAATCAACGCCAAAGACTTTGAGCAGATTCTCGGCAACTACATCGAAGGGCGCATCTCGCAAGGCTACGACGCGAAGGCGGAAGCGGCAGACCACGCAAACGACGTCGCGGCGTGCGACTAGCCCCGCCCACCCCACCCCCATTTGTTAAAAAAATTTTGCAAATAAGTTTCTAAAACGGTAGGGAGGGGGGTTATATCAATCTCCCCTACAGTAAATTAACCTCCCGAAATTTATCATCATATTAATAAATACCCCCACCCCTATTAAAAAAAATAGACCTAAAATACAATCAATGGTATATTAATGTAGGAAAAAATGCCAAAACCATACTACCGAAAGGGTGACATCAGAAAAAATGGGGACGTCTTCAATGGCTACTCTATGAAGAAAGGTATTAAAAAAACAAATTTTGCATCCCCGGAGTCGTACATCGAGACAGCCAACAGCAGCATTCTTTCTCAAAGGGCTCACGTAGGGAGGGAAAACTCATTAGAGCGCCGAATCAATTCATACAAGTTAAAAAAGGGTTGCGCCGATTGTGGCTACTGCAAGCACCCGAAAGCCCTTTGCTTCGATCACATTGATCAGTCCGAAAAGAGTGAAGACGTATCAGTCTACCTCTACGACTACAAGAAGAGAAGGCAAAAAAAATATAAAACGCCGATTCGCAAGGCGATCTTCCAAGAAATAAGAAAATGTCAGATATTGTGCGCAAACTGCCATAACATTAAGACTCACGTCAATAAAGACCAATCCGCGCGTCAGCCCCTATACACAGATATTAAAGACTATTTAATCAGAAACCCAGGAAAGAAGAATTCTCACATATATTTAAAGTAGCGGTGTAAATACTAACGAATATGGGAAAAAATAAAGGCCCCGCGCGCGAAGATAAATCCCCAAAGGTTCATCAGCGCGACAAGATAAAGGAATTCCTGACAATCAAGGAATTAAAATGGACCCCAAAACAAAAAGAATTTATTGACCTGTCTTTAGCTAAAGACACGAAGATAATGATGGTAAATGGGCCGGCTGGTAGCTCTAAGTCTATTCTTGCTACTTATTGTGCTCTGAAGTTATTAAGTGAGAAAAGAATTTCTGATATTGTTTACGTTCGCTCTGCCGTTGAAAGTAGCGACAGTAAACTCGGATATCTCCCAGGAGACGCAGACGAGAAGCTCCACGTTTACAACATACCGTTCCTCGAAAAACTGGACGAACTTCTACCGCGCTGCGAAGTCGACAAATTAGAAAAAGAAAAACGGGTATCAATGTACCCCGTGAACTACTCTCGCGGCATGAGCTGGAACGCTAAGTGCATCATCTTCGACGAAGCTCAAAACTCAACCCAAAAAGAAATAATTACAGTATTAACTCGCTTGGGGCAGTTCAGCAGATGCTTCGTGCTCGCCGATCCGAACCAAACCGACCTTCCTTCGGGTAAGGGAGGTGCGTTTGAGAGGATGTTTCAGTTATTCTCTGATGATGACAGCCGCGCTAACGGTATTCAATCATTTCAATTTGATGAAGACGACATCATGCGCTCCGAGCTTGTGAAGTTCTTGGTTAAGAAACTCAAGGCGATGCCTTAACCGCCAAGCATTTTAAGGCAGTCAAATGCCTCCTTGTTTATTTTTATAAATTTGGAGGCTATTTTTTCGTCTACGCCCTCGCATTCAGGAAAGCTCTCTTCTAGTATGGATTTGAGCTTTTTCTTTAATATTTTTTTATTATTATCGGCCTCGCTCATTTGTTTATAATGGATGTTTCTTCTCTTTTTCCATACAATCAGGTATGAAGTTATATTGCCAACAGTGTGGCTCACCACATGAGTATACATTAAAAAAGCCCAACTTCTGCCAAAATTGTGGAGATACTTTAAGTAAGATGTCGGCGGCTGCGGTGGCAAAAGAAAAAATAGTCCCCAAAGCGGCGGCTGTAGCGCATGACGATGATGACGACGATGAGGATGATGACTCCCAAGTACCGGATATCCAGGGCTTAGAGTTTGATTCAGACGCAACCCCGATTAGGGGAATTAAATTGGGGTCGGTAGTCGGAACTTCATCAGGAGAGAAGGTCGAACCAGACAGCTCCCCCAAGATATCTAAAAAAGATATGATAGAGGAGTACAAGAGAGAAGCGGGCGCTCTCCGACCCAGCGGCAGAACAAGAAAAAATAAGTAAATGGGATCCAGCCCTCCAAGACCTGCTCCGAAATTTGAGGATTGTCTCCATCAGATTAACGGGGAGATTATAAAGAGGAGAAGCAAGTGGAATCTAACCGCGCTTGCTTGGATTGATTTTGATGATGTATCCCAAATCATACGGATTCATATTTATCGCAAATGGAAGATGTATGATGTACGAAAACCCCTTGTCCCTTGGGTTAATAGAATCATTTCTAATCAGATAAAGAATTTAATACGTAATAATTACGGAAATTTTGCCAGACCGTGCTTGAAGTGTGCTGCCTCAGAGGGCGCCGACTTGTGCTCCATCTACGAGAAACAGTGTTCCAAGTGCCCCCTCTACGCTCATTGGGAAAAAACTAAAAAGAGAGCACACGACACTAAGCTGCCAGTCACCCTAGAGAACCACTCTAACGAAGTCTACAACATGATCTCAGACCATGTGGATCTCGAGCGGGCTACTGAAAAGCTCCACGAAAAAATGGAGAAAGTATTAAAACCAAATGAGTGGGTGATTTATAAACATCTCTATATTGAACACATGGAGGAAGAGGCCGTAGCGAAGCTGATGGGCTATAGAACCTCCGAGAAAAACAGACAACCCGGATATAAGCAAATCAAAAATATCAAAAAATCAATAATCTCCAAGGCTCGGAAGGTGATTGAAAAGGGAGAAATTGATATTGTATGACAGACAATCAAGAAATTGAGTTTATTTATCTTAATCAGACTAAGATTTCTGTTATTTTATCTGAATGGAATGGTCGGCCTGATAATCCTCCTTCTTTAATGGAGTTGGTTCAGTTGGCCTTCCCTGAAAAGCCTAACATTGATGGCCGGTCGAAGGAAGCGGCGGAGGTCAAAAAATTTTTAGCCACTAGGAGCTTGAAGGCTAGGGGGGCGCAAGAGTATCAAGCTAAGGAAAAACCCATACTCACCGATGAGCAGAAGGAGTTCATTAGAAACAACATTGCCATGATGAATGGCAATGAGATAGCTAAAATTTTATTTAAGAATGAGTCGCTGTCAAACCTGAACATAGAAACCAGGTCAGTGAACGAGTATATAAAGACACTCGAGGGCAATACTCCGTTTGAAGACCCAGCCGAGTCGCCCTCTTCGGAGTTTAAGCCCCCGAGAACCACGGACCGGATGCTTTCCCGCCTCAATAGGTATATATTAAACGGCCCGGACAAAGATAAATTAAGCTCCAGGCAGAAGAAAGATATATTAGCGCTGATTAATTACGTTAATACCTACAGATTCATACATCAGATTAATACTTTTGACACCACTACTGATAGAGCGCTTTTCGAGTCTAGCTTTCTGCGATATACGTACGACAAACCCGATCTGACCCAAGAAGAGGTAGACCAGTATATCATTTTATCAACTGAAGTAGTTATTGCCTCTACGGTGCAGCAAAGAGTCAACCACTTGCAGAACCTTCTGGAAGATACGGCTAACGACTCAGAGGGCAAAAGGATTTCGATGTCTCTAGTTGACGCTATCAACACGGCGCAGACCGAGTACAACCAGTGCGTAAACAGGCAGCAGAAGCTCCTGGGCGACCTCAAGGAGAAGCGCAGCGACCGACTGAAGCATCAGATCAAAGAAAACGCCAGTATATTAAATTTAGTACAGCTTTGGAAAGAAGAGGACTCCAGACTGAAGATTTTACAGCTGGCCGAACTCAGGAAGAACTCCGTCAAAAAAGAGATCGAAAGACTCTCCTCAATGGATGATATCAAATGTAGAATCCTTGGGATTTCCGAGGAGGAAATTCTAGATGGTTAAATGTAAGGTCTGCGAAGTAGAGTTTGAAAACGATAGAAGCCTTCACGCTCATCTTAAAGCTCACAAGATGCGGATGGTCGAGTATTATCAGACTCATTACCCCCGTTATGATTTACTGACTGGTGGTATAATCCTTTTTAAGAATAAGGATCAGTATTTTACTGACGACTTTAATGATAGAATCAACTTAAGAAAGTGGTTGGCTAGCAAGTCGGAGAATGAGATCAAAGAGTATCTCAAAAAATTCTTCCTATTCAGAAAAGAGAAGAAAGGCTGGAAATTCTCCCCCACCCAGGTCGAGCTCAGGACGGTAATGTCCCCGCCTGTTCAGTATTACCATAAGATCTTTGATGGGTACGCCGCTTTCTGCGATTCAGTAGGCCTAGAGAACCGATTTGATTCGTTCCCCACCTCTTACATCCCGGATGAAAAAATCGATGGCCGGAAAGACCGTTCTATATTCGTGGATACGCGGGAACAGACCCCGCTTCGGTTTAATTACCCGATAGAGATCAAGACCCTGAGTTATGGAGACTACTCCTTTAGTGATATTAATGCTAGCTGCGGTTGCCATGTAGAAAGAAAGTCCCTGAACGACTTCCTGGGGACGTTAAGCGGCGGCTTCGATAGATTCAAGAACGAAATAGAGAGGGCTGACGCGCAAGGAAGTTATTTAGTCGTTGTCGTTGAAAGGAAGCTGGATGACTGCAAAGCGTTTAACCACCTTTCCGAGATTAAACGAAAAATAGGGAAGATGAAAGCTACCCCTGAATACATCTTCCACAACGTGAGAGAACTTCTCCAAACTTACAAAAATTTGCAGTTTCTGTTCGTCGAAAGTAGAGAAGAGTCAGTTAGGGTTATTGAAAAAATCTTCACCTCTAAATGCGTCTTCAAAAAAATTGATCTCCAGCTAGCGTACGATTTGAAATTCTTATGAAAAGCTTAGTCACACGCGGAAAAGGGTTCGTTGGTGGGCATATCGTAGATAGGCTCGTCGAGCTTGGTCATGAAGTTATTGTTAAAGCTCAATCATAATGTGGTACTGCCCAGAAAAATATAAAAAAGATCTATCTGCGTTAAACTCGCAGTTCTACGATTTAAAGGGCGACCTCGAAGATAAAGAGGCTAAAATTTCTTTGGCTAAATTCCTACGCACGAATATAGGTTTCACTACGGAGTTGATTTCTGGAATTAAGCTTGCCCCTTATCAGGAGATAGTTTTGAAGGGCATGTTAAATAGAAACTTCAGCATGAATGTCTGGAGTCGCGGCGGGGGTAAGAGCTTTATTGCTTCTATTTATTGCTTCCTCCAATGCATCTTCGAGCCCAATACTAAAATTTTGATCGCCGGGCCAACATTCAGAACGGCCCGCTTCATATTTAATTATCTGGAGAAAATTATAGACTCCAAAGGCGCCGAGCTTTTAAGTCAGGCCTTCGGAGCCAAGGCTAAAAGAAACGACCAATTCGAATGGCAGATAAACGGCGGCTCGATCACGGCTATTCCTCTTAACGGCGAAAAGATTCGCGGTTTCCGCGCCAACGTCCTGCTGCTGGACGAGTACCTTCTCCTGCCCGAAGATTTAATTAAGACCGTACTCATGCCATTCCTCGTGGCCCCGCAGAACATGAAGGAGCGGTTAGAGATTAGAGAGATAGAAGATAGACTTATACGAGAAGGGCACATGGAAGAAAAAGACCGAGTAGTCTTCGAGAACAACGCGAAGATGATCGCTCTCACATCCGCCTCTTATACTTTCGAGAATTTATATAAGACATATCAGGATTGGATTCAAAAAATTTATAGCCCGGATAGAGAAGAGGCAACCTACTTCGTCTCCCAGATCGGTTACGAGGCTCTGCCGCCAGACATGATTGATAAGGTCATCATTGAGGAAGCTCAAAATGGAGGCCTTTCTAACTCCACATTCCAAAGAGAGTATTGCGCCCAGTTCACGGATGGTAGCGATTCCTATTTCAGCGCGAAGAAGATGCACGAATGCACGGTGCCTGATGGGGAGGAGCCCTCCCTTAAGCTCAACGGAGACAGAGACAAGAAGTATATCATCTCTATTGACCCCAGCTTCAGCAACAGCCCAAGCTCTGACTTTTTTGCAATAGCCGTCGTGGAGCTTGACGAAGAAACGAAGACGGGCACATTAGTTCATAATTATGCACTGGCCGGAGGCGACTTAAAAGACCATATCATTTATTTAGATTATCTGACTGAAGCCTTTAATCCCGAATTGATAATTATTGATAATGCAGGATATCAATTTATAGATAGCTGTAATGAATCAGATCTATTTAGAACTAAACAGTATGGATTTTTTGATTTTGATAGTGACTTGGAGGGCGTAGACTACGAGTTGATGGTTAAAAAGGCCAGAATACAGTACAACGCCCAAGCGAAGAAGGTATGTTTTAAACAACACTTCTCAGTATCGTTCATCAGAAAGGCCAACGAAGAACTTCAGACCCGCATAGATCACAAGAAGATTTGGTTTGGGTCAAGGATATCCCCGAACGCCGAAGTGTTCAATAGAATATCCGCTCAAAGAGTAGAGCTGAAAACGGAGACGCCCAAGTCTATCCTTGACCTGATCGAAGACCAAGACGATTTGATCCATCAGGTTAAGAAGCAATGCGCGTTGATTGAAGTGAGGAGTACCTCCAAAGGCTCCCAGAGCTTTGACTTACCCCAGCACCTCAAACGGAACACGTCTGCCTCAAGAGCTAGAAAAGACAATTACACTACCCTTTTATTGGCTAACTGGGGCATTAAGTGCTATTATGACATGATGACGGCGAACGTGGAAACAGCGAGTGCCACGTTTAGTCCCATAATGATTCAATAAGGTGTAAACTCGATATAGCATTTTATGAAAGGAAAGGGCAAAACAAAAAAGGTTCTGGAGGAAGTTAAACCACTTTGGGTTTCGGAGGCCAGCTCTGACACAAAGAGTAGAAGGAACGCCTCCTCCGTGATTGAGCGGACGGACAGATTCAAAAACATCAATGATGGACTTGTCCCTTTCAAGTACTCCACTAATAATACCAGTAACAGCTCCAATATCGACGTCAAGGACGCCGTGCTTCTTTGCCAAAAGGCTTATTACAATTTTGCTATTTTCAGAAACGTCATCGACTTGATGACCGAATTTTCGATTAGTGACATTTACTTCAAAGGTGGCAGCAAAAAGTCAAGAGACTTCTTCAGCGCTTTATTTAATAAGATTAACATCTGGGGTCTTCAAGACAGATTCTTCAGAGAGTTTTATCGCTCCGGTAACGTTTTCATTTACCGGTTCGATACGGAGGTTCACTCCTCGGACGCCCTGAAGATAACCCAAACATATGGCGCTCAGTTGGGTTTAAAGATAAAACTCCCGTCGAGATATATCATCCTCAATCCTAGCGACATCCAGATCTCAGGCTCTGCCTCTTTCATAACCGGAAGCTACATGAAGCTGATTTCTGACTATGAATTAGCCAGATTAAGGACTCCTAAGACTGATGAAGATAAAGAGATTTTTGATAGCTTAAATGAGGTTGCCAAAAAAGCTATTCTGAGCGGGAAATCCAACTCAATACTCTTACCGTTAGATCCAGAGAAAATCAACGCGGTATTTTACAAGAAGCAAGACTACGAACCTTTCGCCGTCCCGATGGGATACCCAGTCCTCGAAGACATCAACTGGAAACAGGAGATGAAGAAGATGGATATGGCTATCACGAGAACGATGCAGCAAGCGATTCTCCTCGTAACGATGGGCGCGAAGCCAGAAGAGGGTGGCGTCAACCAAAAGAATTTAGAGGCGATGCAATCCCTCTTCGAGAACCAGTCCGTAGGAAGAGTTCTCATTGCCGATTACACTACGCAAGCCAAATTCGTTATCCCTGATATCGCTGGACTCCTTGATCCGAGAAAATACGAAATCGTTGAAAGAGACATTCAGTCCGGTTTGAATAACGTCTTGACCGGCGGAGAAAAGTTCTCCAATCAGTCTATGAAGGTGGAGGTTTTCTTAGGTAGACTTACCCAAGCGAGAGAGGCCTTCATCAACGAATTCCTTCTCCAAGAAATTAAGCGGATTTCAAACGCTTTAGGGTTTAAGAACTATCCTACCCCGTATTTCGAGAAGATCAGCCTGAGCGACAACACCAACATGCTTAAGATCTACAACAGGTTGATAGAGCTTGGAGTATTGACTGCCGAAGAAGGTCTTAAGGCCATCGAGACGGGAAGGCTTCCGGATAAAGACGAGTCAATGCAATCACAGAAGGAGTTCCTCTCCATGAAAGACGAGGGGCTTTACGACCCACTGATTGGCGGTAAGAATAAAGAGCAAGCCGGCCGTCCGACGACCTCAAGCGCGCCAGGTGGCCCCTTTAATAAGGCTTCAGTCGATCCCACGAAGTTCAGCTTGAAGAAAGTGACTGAAAACTTAATCCTGGCTGACAAGATTTCAAAGGAAGTAGAGGCAGGGCTTAAGAAGATTCACAAGCTCAAAAAACTCGACGAAGACCAGAAGAAAATCGCCGAACAGATTACGTCTTTAGTTATCGCTAACGAATCGCCTGAGAGTTGGTCTTCTAAAGTGGAAGACTATTTAAAGAATCCAGTCGACCAGAACCACGACAGAATAAAGGAGATAAGGGAAGTCGCCGTAACCCATCAAGTAGACGAATACCTGGCGAGCATCCTCCACGCAAGTAAAACTGCGTAATATGTATGGCTCGGAACAGAATAACTTACAACGTCCAAGACCTGTTCTTCGGTCCGCCTAGTGGCGAAATTTCCGAGATCGCAGGATATCACTTATTAAAACAGATAGACGGAGTTCAGAGTGTTAATTACGATTTTAATATTACCAGAGCAGAGATAGGGGTTCTGGGTAAGTCTCAGAATGCGGCCAGGCAGGTGATCGAGCCGCCTTCAATAAGCATCGATTTTTCTTATCTTCTTAACGGCGTCACTAACGAGAAGCGGATGGGGCTGAACGTTGCTTCCGACGGAACGACCCCTGCTGTTCCCTTTTTTTTTGATAATTACTTCAATGAGAATCGGACTTTGGATTCCCGAAATATTTATCTCGTTACTAATCTAAGCGAGCTAGACGTTCGTGAACAGAATATAGATTATATCTTTTCGTCATCGGACCCTTTGCTGATTGAGGATCAGAGGGCGTTTGGGTATGGGATTTTAGCGTTTCAAAACTCTTACGTCTCCAACTACTCCGTAGATATTTCGATTGGAAGTCTGCCAAAGGCCAATGTTTCACTTGTGGCCGACAATGCGATATTCTACTCTTCTGGGAGCGGCGTTCATGTCCCCCGACTAAACACGCGAAATGGAACCGTTTATAGCGATGGGACTAAGATTTTAATCCCAAAACATGAGTTGAGTAATTTCACCAGGGCATTCAGACCCGGAGACATAACGGTTAATATACAAAGAACTGCGTCGGCGACTGACGCGCCGATATCTTTCGAGACGGATAAAATTCAAAGCTTTGGGTTCGAAGTCCCGCTGAATAGAGAGAATGTTTCTTATTTCGGGCACAAATTATATGCAGATAGGCCTCTTACCCTTCCGATTAAATCCAATATCAACCTAGGCCTTTTGGCAGGAGAGACCTTTAGCGGTTCGTTTTTATCGAATTTAAACAGAGATGACGAGTATAACTTGACGGTCGTTTGCAAAACCTCGGACGGCTCAGTCGGCATTCGGTATGGGTTATCTGGGGCAAAATTTGATTCCGCTTCTTACTCTTCAGCAATCGGAGAGAACAAAACTTCAGATTTAAAATTTTCTGTCGACCTTGATTTTGATAATAAAATTAAAGGTATATTCATAAGCGGTCAGGCTAAGACCTTTAGAGAATACCTTGTGGATGATTCAGGGGAAATCATAACGAGCGACCAAGGGTATCTTTATTACCAAGTTTAACCGTTTATTTAAAGTGTATAATTTATTATGGCGATTCATATAAAGAATTTAAATCCTGCGGTATTTTTGTACAGCGTCGGCATTGGAACGCCTACTCCCTCCCAAAAGCTAGAGGTAGCTGGCACGGCAAAAGTCACGACGCTGATGTTTGGCGATGCGACAACGATGACTACCGCCGCCGTGGCCGTGAACCTAACTGGCGATGTCACAAGCTCCGGCAATGCAACCGCGATTACTGCTGGTGCAATTGTCAATGCAGACATTAACGCCGCTGCCGCTATTGCAGATACAAAGCTGGCAACAATTTCTACGGCGTCAAAAGTTAGCAACTCAGCAACAACAGCAGCATCAGCAAACACTGCTAGCGCAATTGTTGCGCGTGATGCGTCTGGCAACTTCACTGCTGGAACCATTACAGCAGCCCTAACCGGCACGGCAAGCGGGAATCTGGTCAGCGGTGGCGCACTTGGAACACCCTCAGGCGGCACAGTCACTAACCTGACCGGCACAGCGACCATCAACATCAACGGCACGGTTGGTGCGACTACGGCTGCGGCTGGTGCGTTTACAACAATAAGTTCAACGGGTTTGATTACTGCTGCTCAAGTTGGAAATGTCATCCCGTTCTATTTC